GGGCCGAAGGTGTGGCACCACGTTGTCGAAGAGGTCGCTGGCGTGCCTGTTGGCGGCGTCCAAGGTCCGGGCCGCGCCGCCCGTGGCCCGCTCGACGACCCGCGCGTCGAACTCGGCCATGGGGCGTCGACGGGCCCATGCGATGGCGTCACCCACGCCGGGCAGGCTGGCGGCCTTCTCTTCGATCCGGTTGACGGCACCGCCCATACTCTGACCGAAACTGGGCTGGATGCCCTGATCCATCAGCGATTGGGCCTCACGAGTCGGCCTGAACCCGCGCGCCACGGCACCCACCGCACCCCCGGTGGCGGCACCCACGCCAGCCTGCTTGGCCTTCTCCGCGGCAAAGGCCAAGGGCGACGCTGCCGCGTCGGCGCTGGTGGGCGCGAGCACGGCCTGCGAGGCCCCGGTCAGGGCCGCACGGCCCACGCCAGCGCCACCGCTGGCCCAGCTGAGGGGGTTCGCCACGTTGCCGCCCATACGGGCCCAGTCGACACCCTCGGGCGCTACATAGTCGGCGTCGCGCGCACGAGTAACGTCGGCCATGCTGGCCGCGCCGGGGCTGATCATCTGGCGCACAGGGTTGATGGCCATGTCAGCGATCTGCGCGGCCCCGATGACCGGGTCTGCTAGGCCGTGCAACGCGCGCTTGAACAGGGACGTTGGTTTCTTGGGCGCGTCCCACACCACGCCCGCATCAGCGGGTTCGTCGTCCCAGACGATGTTGTCGGCCATTACTTGATCTCCACGATGCTGCCGTCGGACATCTGCTGGACCTTGACCCCGTTGCGCGTGCCGGTGCGCACGACGGTGAGCGGGGCCACGTTGGCCCGCTCGGCGGCCACGGACTTGGCCCCCTTGGGCCCGGCGATCTCGCCGAGGCCCTTGATGGCCAGCTCGCGGTTGGCCTTCTTCTGGGCCAGCACGCCCGGAGAATCGCCGGGTTGCGGGAAATACTGCAGACGCGCGTTGTCGAACTCGCTCGGCTGAATGGCCGCGCCCGACTCTTTGCGCAGGATCGCGTTGATGAAGTTGCGCTGGGCCTGCAGCACCTTCTGCTCGTTCTCGGGGAGCGCGGCGTTGACACCCATGCCGATCAGCGGCGTGCCGTCGGTGGCGCGTCCCGCGGCCACCGCCACCGGGCTGTAGTTCGTGCCGACTGAATCCAAGACGTTGTGCGCCTGCGCCGCCCGGGTGCCGTACAGCACCGCGTTGCCTTGGGCCTCGGTGAGGGGCTTGTTGGGCTCGGGCTTCGCGCCCACCGCGCCCTTGTAGGGGACGGGGGCACCGATCTCGTTGTACTGGAAGAGCGCGCCGGACTTGGTGTGGCGGTAGATCGGGTTCTGGGCCTCGTCGGCACCAATCACCATGGCCTGCCCACCCATGCCACCACTGCCGCCGCCGCCCGAGCCCTTGGCCGCGATGACCGCCAAGGTGTTGGCCAGCTTTTTGTCGTTCTCGGCGATGCGCTGGTCCGTCGTCAGGCGGTACTTGGCCTCGTCCTCGCGCTTCTCGCGGGCGAGCTTCTCCTGCGAGGCGATGGTGGCCTCCTTCAGCTCCCGGGCCTCCTGCTGCTTCTGCTTGGACTCGATGTTGGCCACGTTGTACTTGGAGAACAGCTCGGCGTCGCGCGCCAGCGCGGGGTTGTTGCCCGCGGCCAGCGTGTGCCGCAGCACCCGGTCGAGCGTCATCGGCTGGGCCTGCACCCCGGGCACGCCCGCTTGGTCCTCTGGGGACTGCATGACGTAGTTCTCGGGGATTGCCGCACGGCCCTCGACCTCTTGCGGCATGTTCGCGCGCCACTGGTCGGCGTGCGCGCGCTGGGCCTCAAGGGCCTGCCGCTCGGCCGCGGCCGCTTGCGCGTCCGCTCGGCTGGCTTCGTACCCGCCAAAGGCCTTGACGACACTATTGGCCGCGCTCGGCGCGATCCAGCGCCCGCCGACCATCTGTGCCTGCGGGGTGTCCGGCATGGCCTCCATCTGCTTGCGCAGGTACGCGGCCAGCTTCTGCTGGCGCGCGACGTCGGCGGTCTGCGCGTTGAAGTCCGGGGCGGCGTTGGGGTCGAAAATTTCAGCCATTACATGCCTCTGCGGTTTGGGGTGAACACCCCCTCAGGCGACGTGGTCCCGGCGTAGGCCGCGCCCTGTCCGATGCTGTAGCCACCGTCCGCGACCCGGGGCTTGATGAGCTTGCCCATCAGCTGCCCGATGCCGTCGGCAGAGACCCCCGGGGAGGCCCCCTGCGAGACCGCCTGTGGGGCCGTGGTTTGGCCGCGCAGGGCCTGCGCCATGGCCGTCTGCCGGACGAGCCCGGACGCCGAGCCTTCGCCCGTGTTGGGGTTGAACCAGTGCGGCATCACCGACCCCCGACCTGTCCGCCAAGGCCCGAGCCGAGCGAGGCCCCGAGCATTGGCATGCCGACGAACGAGCCCGCGACGCCACCGAGGAGGCCGCCGATGGTGCTGCCCATACCCGAGCCGCTGGCCTTTTTGGCGTTGTAGGCGTCCATCTGGGCCTTGTAGTCGGCATTGGCCGCGCCCATGATGTCCGGGGCCTGATACCCCTGAGAGGTCACGAAGCTGTTGAACTTCGGGTCCGTGCTGGTGCCGCTCATGCCCTGCAGCATCTGCGCCTCGTTCAGCGGCATCTGGCGCAGGGCGGTGGCCTCTGCCAGTTGCTTCGCGCGCTGCGCGTCGGCGCTGGCGTTGCCCGCGAGGCCTTGGTTGAAGAGGATGTTCTGTGCGTCCACCGCCTTGAGCAGGGCCTGCTGGCTGGCGTCGTTCTCGCCACGACTGAGGGAGTCCAGCAGGTTTCCGCCGGCGGTGCTGCCGTAGACCGAAACGCCAGCGTTGCGGGCGCGTTGCATCTCGGCCTCGCGCCGGCGCTCCAGATCGGGCTGCAGGCGCGACATCATGGCGTCCTGCACCTCCTTCACCGCGCCGAAGTTGGACGTGGTGCTGTTGCTGCCCCACCCGGTCATGCCGCTGGTGTCGAGCGGGTTGGCCATGCTGTTCGCGGCCTGCCCCAGCAGGCCGCCGGCCAAGTTGCCGGCAGACTGCATGTTCTGGTTGCGGGTATCGGTCAGGGCCTGATCGGCCTCGCCCCGGGTGACAGTCTGCGCGCCCGTGACTGGGTCGTAAGTGATCTTCTGCCCGTCGGCCCCGGTCTGGTCGATCCGGTTCGCGGCGTCTGTCTTCTGCGTGGCCGCGTCATTGGCCGCCTGCTGCTGAGGCAGCATGGCGGTCATGTTCGGCGCTGTTGGGGCTTTGCTCTTCGATCCCATGTCGATGTCCTTGATTGAGGTATCGACACTCCCAAGGCCTCATTGCAAAGAGCAAGAGATCGCCATCTGGGTGGGCGTCCTGTAAAACGTGCTCCATTCTAAACCCAACGTGGTAGCACATGGCAACCGATTTTATATTGGTCGCCGCCACGTAGGCCAGCAAGGTCTTCGCCTTGAGCTGCTCGAAGGGATACCAAAAGGCCGCCCGAAGCAGCTCCTTGGTGGCCCAGTTACCTTCCCCGGCCACGTGCATCTGCACGCTGGCCCCGTTCCACTCGTCGAACCCGACAACGCCCCGGATGTGCATGTCCACCACGTTGCCGATACAGGTCATGTAGGGCTTCCTCTCGCACCCCAGCTGGCCACACAGCCACGCCCCGAGGCGAAGCTGCTGGTCAGCTACGATCACAGCAGTGTCCCCACCTTGAAGCTGTAGTCCGTACTGACCCAGACCAGCTCCCTCGCCGTCCGGGTGGACATGCGCAGGGAGGCCGCGTTGCCGAGGCCGTCGGCCTGAATCCACCGACGGTCCGGCGTGAGCCCGCCGCCCCACGTGGCCTTGTCCCAGCGCCCGACGTCCCAGAGGTCGTCAGACGGCGGCGGCACGGCCGAGGGGAAGGGCACCGCACGCACCCGGAAGTCGTACTCGATGCGGCTGTTGGAGGTCGCCAGCCCGCCCGTCACCAAGAAGTTGGGGCGGTACATGCCGATCTGCTTCTGCACGGCCGGCGCACCCATGTAGGTGTAGGCCTGCTGGACCTGCAGCAAAATCTCGGCCCCGCCCTCGTCGTCCAGCTCCACCCCGTCGAGCGGGCCGTCCCAGAACTTGCACACCCGTCCCGAATAGTCGCCGAAGAAGGGGGCGTTCTCGAAGGTCTCCCACGTCGCCGCGTCCACGTTCACGAACTGCGTCCAAGGCGAGGCCGTGGTCACGAGGTTCGCCGCGAGCTGCCGGGTGCCGCCGACCGTGCGCGAGGGCACGTTGATCATGAACAGGTTCTCGGCCGGGTTGAAGTACAGCTCCCACCCAAACTGGTCGGTGATGCTGCTCACCAGCGACGAGATCAGGAGCTGCACCTTCTCGGAGTTGAGCGCGGACACGTTCTCGCCGACCTTGGTCGAGACCAGCTGCGCGGTCATGGAGATCAGGCCGCGCTGGGTCAGGAGCAGCATGTCGCCGCCGACCTTGAAGAAGCTGCGCCGACCCAGCACCGGCTCGCCGACGAAGTAGACGCCGACTAGTTTCCACGTGTCGATGCTGTCGGGGTTGGTTCCCGCGTAGACGATGGCCTGCCCCTCGGTGCTTACCGCCACGAGGTGATCCTCGGCCCCGTTGCCGTCGTCCAGCGTCCACGTGGTCATGTAGGCGACGTTGCCGCCCTTGCTGAAGAAGGGACCGAACTCGAACCGCGCCCACTCGCCGTAGATCGCTCCGACCTGCTTCATGTACCAGCCCGCGCTGGAGCCCTCTTCCGTGGCCCACAGGCGGCCCTGATGCACGGTCAGCCCGATGGCCTTCTGGGAGTCCAGCCCGTACCACGTGTAGTCCACCAGCGGGGGCGTGGGTGCCGGGGGCGAGGCCACGTACTCGATCCGGTGCACGCCGGTGCTGTCGTAGACGATGCCCTTGTCGATGCCGTTGACGGCGAGCAAATGGTTCCCGCCCTCATTACCCATCTGGGTAGTCTGCCAGCGGCCGTTGCTCAGGCCCGTAACGGCTGGCACCAGCGGGGGGTCGGTGAGTAGCATGCGGGCGCTGACGTCGTAGACGCCCCACCCGTCGCCCTCTTTCCCGGCCCACGCAAAGAGCTTCTGTGTGTCGCCCGACCACGAGGCCAAGGTCTCGACGTAGCCGGGCATGCCGGTGGCCCACTCGACGTACCCGGGGCGCGACTGCAGGCCGTAGGGGTTGCACCACCAGTTCTGCAGCGCCAGCGCGTCGGTCTCGGGCATGTTCGCCAGAGAGTCACGCGCGTTGAGGCCCCCGGTGGGCGAGGGCACCGTCTTGACCTTGTTGGTCGCTGCGAAGGAGGTGGGCAACCACTTGGCGGGCATGGTTGCCTCCTATGGCTGGCCCACGTTCCAGCTGCCGTCCGGCACGCTCCAAGGGCCGAGGTACTGGGACATCGGGCGCGGGGCCAGATTGAGCACCGGGGCACCCACGTCCTTGCCTGTCAGGCTGTTGAAGATGCGCATGAAGTCGCTCTGCACGCCCGAGGTGTCGAAACCCTTCAGCTCGAAGAACTTGTACTTGACGTACTTGATCAAGAGCCACGGGTCGAACTGCAGGACGTCGTTGTCCCCCTGCACCATGTCGCCAAGGAAAGGCGCGCCGTTTGCGGGCACCACCTCGACCCAGTTGCGGCTGACGTATTCCTGACTGATGGTGTGCACGCCCGGGCTGTCACCCTGCGAGGGGACGGGCCAGAGCTTCATCATCATGTTCTGGATTCTGAAACGAATCCGTGGCGCGGCGGCCAGCAGGCCGCCCTTGAGCCACGCCCACTCCTGTGGGCTCTTGGGGCCGATCAGGGGCCAGTGGTTGCTGCGGTCCCACTGTGTCTGGTCGATGTTGTAGCACCAGTCGTCCGGCAGGGCGTAGTCCCCCTTGCCGTCCTCGGTGTCGAAGGTCCACTCGCGCTTGAGCTGTTCCCACGGGTAGTAGGTCACCAGCTCGTTGCCGGCAGAGTTGAGCATGGCCAGCAGCTGGGTGCTCTGCACGCTCTCCGGGTTCAGGACGGTGACGACTTGGGGCAATCCCAGCTCGGCAGCGACCTGATTCAGTACAGCAAGCGAAGTCCAGTAGCGGGACATGGTTCCCTCCAGTTACGCCAGATCGGTGGCGTGGGTTTTCTTGGGGCTGACTTTGGCGGCGGTCCCGGCCTTCTTCTCGTCCACCAGACGGCCCACGATGGCCTTCAGCTCGTTGATCTCGGCGTCGCGCTTGTCCAGCTCGGCCTGCAGCTTCAGGGCTGGGGCGGCACCGGTGGCGGCGTCGAGGTAGGCCTGTGCGCGCTGCTTGAGCCCATGGAAGCCCATGAACACGTGCGCGTTGGCGTCAGACATCTCGGCCAGCTGCTCAACCGTGTGGATGTTCGAGGCCCGCAGGTCCGCGATCTGCGCGGGGGTGAGCCACGGCACCTCGGAGAGCTGCGTGCCCGAGCTCAGTTGCTCGGCATTGAGCTTGAACGCGGCCCACTGGCGCGGGAAGCGCTGCTGGTGCGTGAAGTCGACGCGGTGCACGACAGAGTCGCGCTGCCCGGGGACACGGATCGTGATCAGGTCCACGTCGTCGTGGATCGGGCGGCCGGCCTCGGTCGACTTGGCCTCGTTCACGACGAAGCCACGGTGGAAGACGACGAAGAGCTTGCGGTCTGCAGCGTCGTCGGTCTCGTTCGTGTAGTCCATCATTCCAAATTCGGTGGGGTCCATGGGGTGCTCCTAAAAATGCCTTGCGGCGGGTTACGTGAAATCTCGAACGGGCTCGACCTGAACGACGAAGCCTCCGTTGCTCAGGGTTACGCTCGTGCCGGCCACCTCGGCGGTGGCCCTCACATCATAAACGGCATCCGGGGTGGGCGAGTAGTCCACGGCGGTCAGAGACACCCCGACAGGGTTCCCGGCACCGCCACCATTGCCCGTCGTCTTCCATCCGGTTGCGACACCGTTCTTGAACAGGGTGAAGGAGATGAAGCGCCCGTTGGCCGCCTCGATGTCCATCGTGAAGTTGATGGTGACGTTGCCGCGCTCTTCTTTGATCACCGTCGACGCGGGGACCGCAGCGGTCGTCTGCGACGGGTCGCTGTTGAAGGCGGCCTGAAAGACCACCAGCGCGGGGGTCAGACCAAAGGTCTGCACCAACGGGCCGGTGAGCGTCAGATACCCGTAAGCGGGTGCGATGCTGTTCAGGAAGTCGATTGCCCACTGGCGCAACTTGGCGGGCGTGATCTGCCCGGTGGTGTTGTCGGGGAAGTCGGCCGTCGCCTGTGCGATCAGCTCAAGAATTGATTTGCGTGCCATGATATGTCCTTACGGAGCTGGGGCGTTGAACCCGTCAGAAAACCCGTCGGAAAATCCAACCGGAACAGGAGGCGCGGCATTATCCACATAGACACCGCCGAGTGGGCCGACACGAATGCCGCCCACATAAGCGTCGCCGGGAGACACCGGCTGGTTCAACTGGCAGCACAGGCGGCCAGTAGGGTCGAACGGAAGACCTTGTTGCCAAACTGCGTTCGCCAGATCAAATCCGTACACGATGCACAGCTTGCCCGTATTACGCAAGCCAAAGCCGTTCGCAACCGCCTGAACAGTCTGAACGCTCGTGACGTGGATTTCCCCGGCGGGATCGACAAGAATCCCACCGGAGAAAGATGCTCCGGGTTTCTCTGGGAGACTGTCCAGAATGAACAGTGCCCCGTCTGCCGTTCGTGCGCCCGGTAGCATGATTTACGGGGTCGTGTCGACCCAGCTCAGGACTTTTTCGGTCGCGTTACCCGGGATCGCCGTGTAGGTCGGCGCGAAACTCTGGCCGAGGCTGTTGGCCTCGGTCACGGTGTCGTCCGTGGCATTGAAGTCTTCCGGCAAGGGTTCGACGTTGGTCAGACCCTTTCCGAAACCGATGAAGTTGGTCGTGCACCCACGTGCCGAATCCGTACCATCAATAATCGCTTGTGCGGGCGCAATGTTGTCTTGCGCGCCGGTGGTGAGGCCGATAACGGCACCTGCTACTCCACTCATGTCGTTCTCCTGTTGGGTTTCGAAACCTCGGGCGGGGACCCGCGCACCCCCGAGGACCCTCAGAGAGGGTCCCCGCCGTTGGCACTTAGTTCGACAAGATGCCTTGGAACTGCAGGCCAGAGGCCGTCAGGTTTCCAGCCCACGCCAGAATCTGCACCGCGGCGTCTTGGTTGACGCTGTAGCGCTGGCCCGGCGACAGCGGGACCATGTTGCGCGCGGCGTGCGGACGGTAGTGCAGGTACTTCGTGTTCAGGAAGTAGGCAGTGCTGGCTGGGGCCGCGGTGACAGTGCCTGCGGCACCGGTCGGGGTCCAGTTGATCTGCATACCGCCGTCCAACACCACGTCGGCGTCCATGTACTTCACGGAAACGAAGCCGAGCTTGGCGTCGTCAGTGCCCGAGAAGCGCTGGATGGCCTGCAGCGACTGCATGTACAGCGCCCAGTAGTTGTTGTCCACGATGATCAGGTCGGGGCGGTCAGAGCCGCGGACCAGCTTGGCCCACATGCCGTTGAACAGCTGCTGGATGTTCGCAGCGGTCGCGGCGGTGCCGGAACCAACTTGGTTCTTCCAGAAGAGCCACGTGGCACGGTCGATGCCGCCGACGGTGTTGGTCGGGACAGCGGCGACTTGCTTGCGCAGGCCGTCGATCTGCTTGCCGCCACCGCCGGTGCCGTCGCTGTACAGACCCGAGTTGATCAGGTTGGCCATGGACGATTCGGCCACGTTCATGCGGGCGTCGATCAGGTCGATGATCTGCTCTTTGCCGGCGTTCTGCAGCTGCTCAAGGCCAGAGATGGTCACCGGGCAGGCGGCCTGCTTGATGGTGTACTCGGCGGCGCTGACGACGTCCTGCGCGGCAATCGGCAGGGTCTCGTACCCGCTGTACCAGCCGGCGTTGCCGTTGGACGCGAACGAGAGTTCTTGCAGGATGGTGTTACCACCCGAGAACGTCTTGATGTTGCCGCGCTGCTTCAGGCGGGCCAACAGGGCGTTGTTCGAGGTGACGTTGTCGGCGATCTGGCCGGTACGGGATTGGATCGTGGTCGCAATGACATCACTGATCGCAGCATTCGGGAAGGACATGGAAGTCTCCTATTTCACAGGTTTCAACGGTTGAGCCACCGGGGGAGGGGGCTCCAGCTTGTACGGTGCCTCTGCACCACGTAACGGCGTCGGGGCTGGGCCAGTCGGGTGCTTTCGCTTCTCAGGCAGTCCGAGAATCTGGCGGGCCAATTTGGTCATCACCATCATCTACCTCCTACCGAGTCAAAAGCCGCCTCAATGGTTGCTCTCCTGTCGCCTGCTGCCGGTGATCCTGATACCAGTCCCGATGGCGATCCACCGACGCTGACCGAGGCTCGGCGGGCTCGCTGTGCTTGGGCATTTGCCTTCGCTGCTGCTTCCGCTGCCTTGGCCGCCTGCGTCTGGGCGCTCACCAATGTGCTGATCTCCGGGTCCAACATAACGGCCTGAGTATAGGCCTGTTCAAGCGTAAGTGTACGCCCTTTTTTCACCGCCATGTCAAGTAAGTCGGCCATATCGTGCCGAACGTCCTCGAAGTACGGGAATTTTTCAGTGTCGGCGGCCATCTGCTGGATGGTTGTGCTGACCTGCTGGTTGTCCTGCTGCTCGCGCTGCTGCTCGCGCTGCAGGAGCTGCTGGTACGGGGCCAGCCGCTCGGCCAGAAGGCGGTCCACCTCGGCCTGTGCCAGCGCTTTCGGGTCCATGTCCTGCTGGATGCGGCCGGCGAGGGCGTTGTCGAGGGCCTCGACGTCCACGTCGTAGTCCTTGATCAGTTTGGCCACGAAGGCCGCGCGCTCGCCCTTGGGGGCCGAGGACAGGATGAAGTCGGCCTTCAGCAGCTCGTTGTAGACGGCCAACGGGTGCGCGTTCAGGGCCTGCAGCCGGGCGGCGTAGGGCTGGGTCACCTTGCCGAACTCGTCGGCAAACTGGCGCGCCTGCGCGGACTCGTTGAGGACCTGCACGGTCTGCTTCTCGCGCCGCACGATCTCGGCCCGCACCGTCGGGTCGACCTTGTCCCACAGGGCCCGGGTGCCGGGCTTCCACGACTGCGGGGCCTTCTCGACGTTGACGTCGGGCTTGACCTCAGGCTCCGCGGGCTTTTCACCCTCGGGCTTGACCTCGGCCTTCTCGGCGGGCTTTTCGCCCTCGGGCTTGACCTCGGGCTTGACCTCGGCCTTGGCGGCCTCTTTCACCGGGGCCTTCTCGGGGCTTTCTGCTGAAAGGTTCGGGGCCGTTTCTTTCACGGCGGCGGCCTCGTGCTGCTCGAAGGCGGCCTCGATCTCGTCGCGGCGCTCGACTGGCTGGTCGTTCTCAGGGGTGCTGTTCTCTACGGTCATAGATGCCTCTAGTGGTGGGAATTGATGATGCGTGCAATCTGCTCTTTCGATGCCGCGATTTCACGCTTGCTGCGCTCGGGGACGTGGTACGACGGTTTCGGCGGCAGCCCAGCCAAGTCGGCCGTGGGCACCACGTTGTGCTTGGCGCAGTGCTCACGCATGCCGGCGCGGCCAGAGTACCACTTGCCGTCGATGGGGGAGCGGAAGTCCGGCAGGTCCGGGGCGATGGTGGTCCTGCGGCTCTCCTCGGCATGGCCGCGGGCCCGGGCGAGGGCTTCGTAGTCGTCGGCGGGGATGCCGACGCCGTCGATGTAAATCCACCTATTCCGAGCCATTCGTGGTCTCCTGTGCGGCGTTTGCCTTGATACGGGCCTGCTCCTGCGCGGCGTCCAGCTTCAGCTCCTGCATGTCCCGCGCGCCCTGCAGCTTGAGCATCTGCATCAGCTGCTCGAATCGCAGGTCCATCTGCTGCTGCTGCTGCTCCAGCGCGAGTCGCTGCTTCTCGGCCTGCAGCTCCAGCATCAGACGCTGCTCGTCGGCCTGCTGGGCCGCCATGGCGCGCTGCTGGGCCATCTGGGCCTCGGCCTGCTTGATCTGGAAGTCCTGCTGGGCCTTCTGCTGGTCGATTTGGGCCTGCTGCTGCATCTTCTCGGCCTCGGCCTTGGCCTTGACCTCCTCGGGGCTCGGGGGCGGCGGTTCCTTGGGTTGCTTGGCCGCCTTGACCATGGCGTCGAGCTCCTTGTCGATCATGCCCTCGATCTCGGCGCTGTTGCGGTAGCCCGCGATGCCCCACTTGAGCATCGAGGTCATCAGCACCATCGAGTCCGGGAACTGGGCCACCATGGGCAGGGCCTTCTCCATGAAGTTGGACACCGCCAGCAGGAACTCGTTCCGGTCGGCCTTCTCGAAGGCGTAGTCGGCCTGTGCGAGGCTCTCGGCCGTGACCTTGATGCGCCAGTTGAAACCGACGTCAGAGGCCAGCAGGGACAGTGCCTGCGGCACCCACTCGTCGTTGCCGGTCAGCGCGATGTTGGATTTTTCCACCAGCATCTCGGGCGAGAAGTGCTTCACCATGATCTCGGCCTTGAGGCGGCTGACGTCGCTCACGAAGCGCGCGACCTCGTCCTGCAGCTTCTTGATGCGCACCCCGGCGAACTGGGCCTTGATCTCCTGCGCACCGAGGGTCTCGCTGGCCTTGCTGGCCCCGCGGACGATGTCGCTGATGCCCGTGAGCTCGTAAATCTGGGCCTTGATGATCTCGCGCGCCCGGTTGAGCTGCTCCAGCGTCTGCACCACCGCCTCCAGCGGCATCCAGTCGATCTGGCCCCGCAGGCCGTTCTTTTCGGCAAAAACGGCCCAGTTGTCTACCGGAATCAGGGTATTGTCGCTGCCCTCCTGCAGCATGCGCTGCACGCCGATGGCCGAGCGGTCGTAGACGCCCACCACCTTGCAGGCCTGCACCAGCATGCTGATGCGGTTGTTGATCGTGTCCAGCTCCTGATACTGGTCCTGAATCATGTAGTAGTCGGGGCGCGGGGTGGTGTTGCTCGTGCTGATGTTGGCCAGCATGGGCCGCGGGCAGGGCTCGAAGCCCTCCAGCCCCAGAGGGTCGTCGCGCTCGTCGAGGAGATCGGTCATGCCCTTGTTGAGCCAGATCACCTTGCGCTCGCTGCGGTCCCAGATTTCGTAGACGACGCCCTTCTTCTGCTCGTCCCATTTTGGCGTGACGCTATTGGTTTCATAGCGCTTGGGGTTGTAGTCGAGCGACGCTAGACGGCCTTTTGCCCCAAAGCGCTCCACCAGCTCGTCGCGGGTCATGTAGACCCGGCGTCCGACCCAGCGACGCTCCTCGTACACCCGGCAGGGTGACCACAGGAAGTCCTCCCAGTAGATGTAGTCCACCACCACGCGCTGGTCGATGATGCGCTGCGGTGCGTCCTCGGGGCCGAGCTCCTCGGTCTCCATGCCGGGCTGGGGCGAGGGCAGGATGTCGTCCAGCTCCACCCCCTCGATCTCCTCGGTGTCGGTCTCCAGCCGGAGCCACGCCATCGACAGGCCCGCCACCAGACGGTCCTGCACACAGTGGCGCATGGTGCTGTCGAAGCTGTCCATGGGGTCGTCCGCGTCGGGCGTGATGGCCCTCTGCAGGATCAGGGCCGCCACCCGGGCGGGCTCGTCCTCGTAGTCCTTGAAGGAGCGCGTCACGGCCGGCTTCGGGGGCTGGGCGTAGAGCGCGGCCTCCAAGATGTCGACGTTGGCCTTGTAGACGTTGAACCACTTCGCGGCGCTGTTCTCGGCCGCGCGCTCGTCGAGCAACTTCTTCACCACCAGCCGCCCGCGCTCGTGGAACTTCTTCAGCTCCTTCTCCGCGGCCGTGATTTCCGCGTTCCAGCGGTCGTAAGGCTTTTCGGCCTTGGTGTCGACGATGTCATTGGCCATTTTGTTTCCTTGCGGCCCTGATGGCCAATTTTTCGGCCTTTCGGGCCTCCACCGCGGCGTTCCAGAGGTGCCGCTCGGTCTTTTCCCGGGCCCCGTCGGCCCAGAGGTCATACGGGCTCTTGATCTGGGCCTGACCCGAGGTCCGGGCCATCATCTGGCGGGCTGTTTTGGTCCCGGCGGCGACTCTGTGCATGCTTTCTCCGTTTTTCGGGCTATTTTCGACGTTTTCCAGCGCCAATACTACATTATCCGCAGGATTTTGCCCATTTTCTCGTTTTCTTCGAACATTTTCTCCAAGTAGACGTCCTTCATGTGGGGCGCGGCGAGGTCCGGCACCCCGCGCGGGCCCAATTCCTCCACCCGCACCGCCGCCCGGGGCGAGATCACCTCCCCGCCCTCTTCCTTGTCCATGATCCCCACCGCGACCGACATATACCGCACCATGTCGGCGTAGTCGCTGGCCCAGTCGTGCAAGGGGGCGTCCTTGAACATCAGCAAATTGTCGTCCCACTGCCGCCTGTAGGCCTTCAGGGCCTCCACCGTGTCCCCGGTCATGGCCTCGTTGATGCTCAGGCGCGGGAAGACCGCCCGCGTGGCCGCGATCCCGTCCTTGATGTAGTGCAGGGGCACCGCGCGCACCCGGGGCCGGGTCTTCTCGGGCATGGCCTTGAACTGCTGCACGAACTGCTCCACGACCGACTTGCCGGTCTGGTTGTTGGCCGCCTTCGCATCGTGCGGTAGCCACACCACCCCGAGCCGGCCGGGGAATCTGGTGATGTCGGCGATGTGGTCGAAGATCGTGGTCCCGGTGGTGGCCTTCACGTACACCAGCCGCACCGAGCGGTCGAGCGCGATCTGGAACGCACCCGCCACCGTGGCGTCCGTCATCCCGATGTCAAAGGCCCAGTGCAGGGGCAGCTTCGGGTCGTACAGGTCGACCTGCACCACCCGCCCGTCGGCAAACATCTCGTTCACCTGATCCGCGTAGATCGCGCCCTTCAGGGCAGCGTCGAAGCTGCACTCCATCTCCTGCGCATAAGTCTCCGGGTCGAGGTCCAGCCGCAGGGCCTCCATTTCGGCCTCGGAAACGATCCCGCTCTCGCTCGCCTTCAGGAGCAGGGTGTACCAGTTCGTCGGGTCGTTCACCCCCTGCTTGTAGGTGTCGTGGAAGTGGTTCTTGCCGCGCGGGGTCGAGGCGAACACCCCCCAGCCCATGCGGTCCGACAGCGCGGGCCGGATGCCGGTCGAGAACAAGCTCGCCTTA